CCTGCCATTATCTTTTTATTTTCAATTCTAAAACAACAAAACCCCTGGTTTCCCAGAGGTCTTGCGTTGGAGATGAGAATTAAACCCTAATTAAATCAGCAGCAATCACAGAATCCCAATCAACTCGCCTAATCTGCTTTAACTGATCGAGACTTGTAAATCTTTCACCAGACAAAGAGAGTTGCAGATCTTTAATCTCTCGAGCAGTTTTCAGACCAATGCCTTTGATATGGTCTGCGATCATCTGCGCCGTTGCGCCATTGATGTTAAGCCTGGTATCTGGGGGAAACACCCGAGGCTCTTCCTTTGATGCCTTGTCTTTTACCTGAAGAGTTTTAACTTTTTGTGTGGCCTGTTCATCAGGTAGTAATTCAGTTTTGTAAGCAGTGTAGAGGCGACCGTCCTGATCTTCGACCATGAACCAATCGCCTTGATCCCACTCACTAACAATACGTACCCGTGCTCCAGTCTTTTTATGACGATGGAGAGTTTCTTCAGTGCTGGTAGACATAAAACCAGATCGTTAATTAATCTGGTTTTAGTTTAGCCTAATCAGCTAACAACGCGACCAGTAATGTAGCCATCAATGTCTTCGTAACCAGGTGCATCGTCTGGTTGGACGTAGCAAACCTCGACAACAAAGTAACCTTTGCGGCCAGCGGCGGAGTCGCCACTAGAGATGTAATAACCGCCAGAGGTCGCGGTGGAGTTAGCGGTTTCTTTTGCAAACACTTTTAAAGTAGTGGAAGCAGTTGCCGCATAATAGACGTTACCTGCCGTAACACCAGCAGCACCACTAGCAATCAAGAAGGGATTGGTGCTGAAGCCAGCGGTACCAGCGGTGAAGAAAATTTCACCAGCTTGTGTACCAGATACGGTGGAGGTAAGGTTGGCTTGGATAACGCCTTCACCAATGCCAGAAGCGGCAACAGGTGAGCCAGCGTTGCTACGACCGAACGAAAGTACGTTACCGGTAGCAGCGTAGATACCAGAGGCAACGCGACCGTCGCCCCAACCAGAAGCCACTGAGATTGCTGCACGATAAACGTAAGCAGGCTGAGTGGAGGTACCAGAGATCACCATGCCGGTGATGTCTGTACGGGTGTCATCTTGGCGATAAGGTGAAGGGATAATCACCGAATCAGAAGCAACAGCACCCACGCCAGAAGTGGCGGTAACAGCAACATAACCACGTTGCTGAAAATAACGATAACCAGGAATAGCCAAAACTGAAGTAGGGCCACCTGCAGACGATTCATTGTTACCGTCTTGGGTATTATCGATGTTCTTATACCAGCTATTTAGGGGTTCAGCCCAGTTGCCGGGATAGATTTTTTTAGCTGAAAGATAAGTCATTTACTCCTCTAGATGTAATCTATTCTTTATTAAACGATACCATCATCGGACAAGAAGCTGAACGCTGTGGTGATAAAATCCTTGTTCAGGATATCAAAACCAGCGTACAGTTGCCAGATTAGGATGATGAAACGACTAAAGTCATCGTTGTTGTTGATCAGGACCTGAGCATTCGGGCCGCCGATACCAACACCAACAGCTTGGGGACCAAAGAAGTAACCTTGAGCAACTTCATAAGTACCAGCGCCAGGGGTAGTACCCAAGGTAGCAACTTGGTTCTTAGTTGGGAAGTTGGTTGACTCGAAGAACTTCACGCCTTCAAACTGAACGCCAGTAGGCATTACAGGTTCACCAGCCAAGAAGTAGCCTTGACCAGCTTGAGGACCTTGGAAGAAGCTAGCGTTGTTAGGCATCATGGGGTTACCCATGTACATGCCTTGTCCTGGGTTACCAGAGTAACGAGCAATCTCACGGAAGTCAGGGTCACGACGCAGATGCATCATGAACGTGGGGTCGCAAATGCAACGATACAGGCCATCAGCGAAGGTAGGGACGTTCCGCTTACGCAGGTCCTTAACAACGGTCAGAAGGTCGGTACGTACTTGGAACTGCTGAACCTGTGCAGCATACTCAGGTGCAGTGTATACAGGGTTCTTAGTCTTACCGCCAGGGAAGTAGTAACCACCTTGGCTG